ACCAGCGCTGCGGCGTGCTTGTGCAGGCGCGGCGAATAACGGTCGTAGGCGACCGACTCGGGGTCCTCGAATTTCTCGACCTTGGCGTGGGCCAGCAGGACGATGGCCATGCCGCGCTCGTTGCGGAGGGCATCCAGGCCGTCGAGCACCTCGCGCCACTGGGTCAGGGCATGGGTGTAGCCCTTGGCGTAGCCTCCGTCGACCTTCTCGATGCTCTTGACGCCATAATCACGGCACACGTCGTCCCAGATCAGCCGCTCCAGCCAATCCAGGCTGTCGATGACGACGCTCTGGTAGTCGTGCTTCTCGGAATACAGCGCCGAGACAGCCGACATAACCTCGTCGAAGCGCCGGGCCAGCGGGAAGCTGTTGCAGTCAATCTGGTCAAGACCGTCTTCAGTGGCGACAAAGATTGGCTTCGGCGCATTGGACGCCAATGTCGATTTGCCTATGCCCTCAGTGCCGTAGACCAAGAGCCTTGGCGGCGAGTGCCGCGGGCCATTTTGCGTTCCTTATGTTTGGGGTTCATATTTGCATTGACTGGCCGGCCGAACAGGATGCGCCCGGGCGGGCGGCCGTCGCGTTCGGTGGACCCGCCGCAAGCCGCCCGGGCGCGAACACTCATGCAATGTCGAGCATGCGTACCTCCTCGTAGCCGGTCGGCCAGTAGTCCCGTTCGCGGCAGGCCACTAGCCGCCGTATCGCCGCCTCGTTCTCCTGCTGTGCGATGGCCAGCGTGTCGTCGCCAACCCGCCAGACGCCGCAGCGGAACGGTTCCTTCTTCTCGACGGCGATCAGATAGACGGGCACCAGCAGCCCATCGAGCGGTTGGGCCAGCACCACCCGGTAGAAGGCCACCTGCCGGTGGTAGCCGAAGCGGCGGGCATCGGCCTCGAACCAGGTCAGGTCGTCGCAGGTCTTGAAGTCCACGATGCCGCGATGCGGATGGACCCAATCGATGCGGATCTGGCACGGCGTGCCGCAGTATTCCGCACGTACCACGCCCTCGGACCGGCCGTACAGCAGCAGGTCGACGGCCTCGGAATTCATGGCCACGCCCGAGGCCATCTGCTCGATGAGCTCGATCTGGTCGTGGGAAAGGACCGGCTTGCCCTGCATCTCCCGCCACTCGGCAAAGGCCTTCGTGTTGGCCCCGTATGGCTTGTCGGTCTTCGGGTTGATCGGACCGCCCAGGGCGAACGAGGCTTCATACACATCACGACCTTCCAGAATGCGGCTGTGCGCCGCCCGGCCAACCAGATAGGCCGGGGAATCTTTGTCCTCGATCAGCCCTAGCCTCTTTTTGCAGTGCAGCCATGGACATTTCATGAAGTCCATCAGTTGATGACTGCTGAGGAAGTCCGCCGCTTTCGCGTGGTATCCCTCAGCGGATTCGGCTGCGAGAATATTCAGATCAATCTGCAGGTCGTCGTGCATGATTCACCTCGTGTGTGGTGTGTCTATTTGCTCTCTACATCCGCACACGGGCCGAATCTGCCGCGCCGCCTTCGGGAAAACCGAGTCCTGCGGCCTCGAAATACTCCCGAGCCTTGGCGATCAGCCGGTAAATCGAGTTGCGATGGATGCCCATCAACTCTGCCGTTTCGGTGGGCGTGTTGGTCGTCAACAATTCACACGCCATCCGCAGCCGCTCGGGCATTCGCTCGAATACAACCGAGATGTCCATGCGCATCTCGGCCAGTTCGAGCTCATCCGTGCCCTCGTAGGCGGGGTTGTTGACGGCCGAGGGGCAGCCATCGGGTGAATCGGTTAGGCCGATCGGCCTGCCCGACTCCCGCTCGATACGACGGCATTCCCGCTGCGTGAGCTTCTTGACCGCCAAATCGAGCACCCGGCAGGCGTAGGTATGCCACGACGCCGGGCCATCGGGGTCGTACCGGCGGTGCGCCTTGAGCAACTCGACAATCATGTCCTGCTCGAAGTCGTCCTGCCGGTGCACGTCCAGGTTGAACTTGTCCGCCAACGACCACGCCCGGAAGCAAACACGCTCCATGACGTAGTCGTCGAGACGCTCTTCGATCAGCTGCTTTTCGGCCTGCCGTGAGAGGGAAGAGGAAGTGGTTTCGCGGCCTTGCTGGGCCGCCCGTCGGTGAGAGGTCGTGCGAGTCATCGCCACGCCTTTCCCGTGCCCGAGGGCACGAAAAAGGCCCGCTGAAGAACACCGGCGGGAGCGCTTCAGCGGGCCTTCATGTGACTTTGCCTCGCCGGCTTTCGCTCTTCACCAGCGGGGCGTCACATCAGGCGTGACGAAGTCACACGGCGTGTGACTGGTGGGATTTCAGGCTAGGTTATTCGTTCCATGGCAGTACCTCTTCCGGGTCGTAGGACATAAACAGCCCCGTGTTCAGGGCGTTGCTTAGGTGCTGGGAAGCTTCGGGGAGCTTGTCGGCTTCGCCGAGGGATTTGACCACGCGCCCGATCGCCTGGGTGATGGATCGCCGGATCTTGTCCGCGTCATCCGATCCCTTCCGCGTCCGGTCGCCAAGACCCTTCACGGTCTTCAGGTAGTCGAGGATCTTTTCCATCTCGGCCTCTAAGCGCGATTGGGCAGCCATGTCGTTGTTGCGATTCGCCTCGTCTAACTCCTCCTGGAGTTCCAGGTACCGGCGCTTCGCCTCCTCCACAGCTTGGTCATCGGCCAGTTCGCCAGCATCGCCAGCGTGGTCCGACACAGGTTGACCAGAGACGGCCTGGAGAAGGTCGGGAGCGAATACCTTCTTGTAGGGTTGCGCGAGGAGTTCGGCGATGTAGGTCATGCCGACGGTGTCCTTGAGCACGGTCTGCTTGCCCGCGAACCGAACGACCCAGAAGTCGCCCTCCTTGCGAAACTCGTACGGCGGCGGCGCGGGAACCATATGGTCGGAGTAATGCTTGGAGCAATAGGCGTCTTGGTAAGTTTGCCACAAGGGTGATGCGGATAATCGGCCCGAGGCATCGCACATGATGACTTCGCTCAAAGGGATGATGGTTGCCTGTTGACGCTCGATTTGGGCGCGAAGCGAGCTACGCAGCTTCGGCTGTTTGGGAACGAGCAGAACGAAACCTCCGGCACACTCGAGTAAGAGCCGATCGATCTCCGATGCCAGCAGCCTCGCCGTCGGCGGTAGGATCATGAACGCAGGAATGTCTGCACCGGCAACAGGCGCCCAGCTCCCGAACGCAAAGGCCCTGGGGGCCTGCCGGACGGGCTGTGGATCGGGCGTGACCCCCAGGGCCTCGGCTATCATCGAGCGAAGCGGCGTAACGTTCAGTCTGTAAGCCCGTACATCCGCCTCGATCAAGCCGGTCTGCTCCAGGTTGCCGGTAACGGGACAGACGAGGCTGTAGCGGCGCCCGGACACCGCCACGACATGGAGCGTTCGGCCGTCAACGCCCACGCACGTTTGTGCAATACCATCGCCCGTGAGCAGTCTGCCGCGGAGAGCCCGCCATCCGTCTTCGCCGAGACATCGCCTCCATTCACCGGCGGTAGCCGACAGGCCAGGCCGATAGGACACGAAATCCCAGAAGCCATCCAGGCAGATCACGACAGTCCGTTCCCGTTGCGAGGGAGGATGAATCCCTGGTGCACGAGGAACTGGTGGGCAATCTCGGCGTCGGATTCATGGTCGTAGACCGAGACGTTCGGGGCATAGAGCTTGACGGTTCTCTCCTTGCCGAGCCCGCCTGCGGGCGTCAACTTCAAGCCCATGCATACGAGCTGGGCTTCCTGGGGGATGTCCTCGCCAAGATGGTCCAACCCGGTGAAAACGTCCTCGGCCTTGTGCATGATCGAGTGGTTATTGCCGCCGTTAAACTGATACTTGAGATACGTCAGCCTTGCCGAGGCGAGCCCCGGGATGTCGCTGCAGTCCATCGCCGCCTTGCACTTGCTGCGCAGTGGTTCCAGGCTGTACTTGTTGGCGTCGGCTTTCTGGAAAAAGTCCGGGTCACCGAACATGTTCTTGCCCAGATACGCACAGTACGCCCGCCGCTCCTTCACGCTGTTGCCGTCGTTGTAGATGGCCAGTTCGCCCTGGCTGTGGTAGTAGATGAGCAGATCGTAGGCCTCAGGCCGGTAGAAGACGACGTGGGGCTTGCCGTTGGCCACGGCGTTCTCGCGCCTGAAGGTGCCGCCATGCCGCACGATGAACCACGCAGCATTCCCCCTCTCGATCATGGATATGCGCGTGCCACGGCCCTTCTTCTGGCCGTCGTACCACATGTCCATGTCCTGAGCGAATCGCTTCAGCAGTTTCTGGGCGGGCCTTCGCCACTTAGGCAACTGCTGCACCGTGGCGAAGTATGACAGGAAACGCTTCTTCTTCCGCAGCAGGCCGTGGGCATGGTAGACGGCGTGGAGGTCCTCCAAATCCTCAGGCGCATGCATCCTTACAAGCAAGGCCGCTTCCTCGATAGTGACTTCGTCACCAAAGGCGATCTGGTGCCTGGCGGCGATCTCGTTCAGGTCCTCGATCTGCCCCATCTCGGAGACCTCGTCCCAGTAGAACAGGTCGGCCATGAGTCGGGCCGGCATCTGTTCCTCGGGCGAGGCGATGACCAGCGCCAGTCGGTCGTAGTCGGTCTTGCCCGGCGAAGATGGAAGGACCCTCTGTGTGGTGAAGTACTCGGCGTGGCGCTTGAGGAACCGGTAGAGAATTGCCGGATCGACACGTTCAAGGATCTGCGGCGACGAAACACGATGCGGAGTGAAGTTACTGGCCATTGCGGCCTCCCTTCCCCGGCCGATCATTGGCCAGCGTGAAAGATATGTAGACGTACCCGCGATCCATCACGGGCCACCAGACATAAGGGCAACTGGCGTGCCACAACCAGAGCGCGGACCTAACCAGTTGGCAGATAAGCTGTTGGGTTCTGGTCGGCTTTCGCTGCATGGCTTGGCGAAATGCCAAACTTTACCCAAACTGGAATCAGCCTGCCGCAGTGGCAGTGTGGCCAGTGAGGGCGCGCCATAGGCGTTGTTGGATGGTCCAGTCCGTCTCGGCGATGACCGAGCGCAGGTTCCGCTCTGCGATGCTATCGCGGCCCTCGGTGATGCGGGGCAGAAAGAGAATTTCCTCCTGTATGGCGGGGGCCAAGTGCAGCAGGTTCATGATCTGCGTGATTCGGGCACGGGTCACGAGGCCCAGTTCGGCCAGCTCGGCCTGATCGCGGACAAGGCCGTCGGCGATCATTCGGTCGAACTTGATGGCCAGCGCCATCAGGCGGGAGATACGGGGCACCCGGCCGTCGGGGGTATCGCTGACCGGCGCGGGGCCGGGCTTGATCTCCCGCTTGCCCTTGTTGGCCATCGAGAAGTGAATCTTCTTCGTCACCGTCAGTTCGTTCACACGTCAGCCTCCTGATGCTGCTGGGTCAAGGTGCGGATGCCGGTTGGGTGGAAGGTCAGCGAGATCGACTCGTTTTCACCGTCGTATTCGACACGTTCGACCAGCAGGTGGATAAGTTTCGCGCGGTAGGTCGGCGGCAGCGATTCCCACAGCGGATCGAAGGACTCGATGGCCCCGGCCAGTTCGTCCGGGTCGAGCATGCGTTTCTCGATCCCGGCAGCTTTTTCGTTGATGGCTGCGATCTCCTGCTGGCGCTGGTGCATCTGCTCCTGCAAATGGCCAAGTTGTCGAGTGACGTCTTCGTCGAACCCGGCCCGTGGCGCGAGTTCACCCACGTTCCGGCCGAGCTTGCGGACCTTATTCTCGAGCAGCTTCCGCTCGGCTGCCAGTGCGTCAACTTCCGCCCGGAGGCGTTCCTGCGTGGCGTTCAGGCTGTCGGCCAGCACGGCGGGGTCGCGGCCCACGGCCTTGATCTGCTCCACGACGAAGTCTTCCAGTTGGCCGGCGGGCAGCGATGGTGCGGGGCACTCGGCCCAACCGTTCTTCTGGGCGTGGATGCAGACGTAGTAGCGGTACCGCTTGTTGCCACGAGTGGCAAAGTGGTGGCTCATCGCGCAGCCGCAGGCTTTGCAGCGGACCAGCCCCTTGAGCAGAGCCCCGTACTTGTTGCGGCTGTGCTTGCCGCCGGAATTGCGGTTGCGGCGAAGCAGGCCCTGCACGCGGGCGAACAGGTCTTCGTCGATGATGGCGTCGTGTTCTCCCTCGTGGACCTCGTCCTTGTAAGTGATCTTGCCGAGATAGATGACGCTGGTGAGCATCTTCTGGAGCGTGGACTTGTCGAACTCGGCACCGCCGCGCCAGTCGCCTTTCTGCGTCTGGTACTTCTTGCTCTTCCAGCCGAGAGCGCGAAGCATCTTACCGGTGTGCAGCAGCGAACCCTCCTCGAGGTACGTCTGGTAAATGGCCCGGACACGTTCGGCCTCGTCCTTGTTGACCACCAGGCGGCTGCCGCGATGGTCCTTCATCCGGTCGTAGCCGAGGATGGGCGGTCCACCGGTCCACTTGCCCTTGCGACGGGCGGCGGCGATCTTGTCACGGGTGCGCTCGGAGATGATCTCCCGCTCGAACTGGGCGAAGCTCAGCAGGATGTTCAGCGTCAACCGGCCCATCGACGAGGTCGTATTGAATTGCTGGGTAACGCTGACCACCGAGACGTTGTTGGCTTCGAATGTCTCCATGATCCTGGCGAAGTCCATCAAACTGCGAGACAGCCGGTCGATCTTGTAGACGATGATGCAGTCGATCTTGCCGTCCTCAACATCCTGCATCAGCCTCTGGAAGGCGGGCCGCTCGATATTGCCGCCGGAGAACCCGCCGTCGTCGTACTTCTCGTCGAGGTAAATCCAGCCCTCGTGCTGTTGGCTCCTGATGTAGGCTTCACCTGCCTCGCGTTGGGCGTCAAGCGAGTTGAAATCGAGGCTGAGATTCTCCTCGGTACTCTTGCGGGTGTAGACGGCACATCGAACCTGTTTGTCAGCCCTGGCGATCATTCGTCCTCCTTTGGCTTTTTAAGTCGAAAAAAAGGTAGCCATTCCAGTGGCCGCCCGTGATGGCGTGAGCGACGGCGGATAGGCTCTGGTATCGCTCGCCGTCGTAGGCGAAGCCATCGGCCAGCACCTCGACCTGGTACTCGTGGCCCTTGTAGACGCGGGCCAATCGCGCGCCAGGCATCGGCAGCCTGGCGTCGAGCTTGCGCCGGATGTGCTTGCGGGCCGGTGCGACGACGTCTGGGGCATGGTCGAGCGGGTCCATTTTCATCCCGGCGGGCGGGATCACACGGATGTCCTGGTCGCGGGCGAGTTCCTTCGCCCGGCGCTTCGCTCGTTCGGATAGCCCGCCCTCGGCCAGTGACTGCAGCCGCCAGGCACACCGGCGAAGCAGCCATTGGCGGTTGCCGCTACGGGACGGTTCGCCGTACAGGTCGGCGTATCGGCCGCGAAGCTCACCTGGCGTCATCTTCGCCAATGCCGCCAGTTCCCTCGGCATGTTGATCTCGCGCTTGCTCATGCTGTGTCCTTTCTCTGGCGTTAACCAGTGGTCACACTGAGCGGCATCGTGGCGGGCGCATCAAGGCAAGTTTGGCCAGATTCCGGGAGCTTTTTAACGTGCGAATCAGGCAGAATTGCGATGGCCTCGGGCATGCGAGCGGCGGCGATGGCGAGGATGGCGATCAGTTCATTACGGCGCTGTCGGACCGTGAGTTGTGCCCTGGATTTCGATGTCGTTCGAGGCAACGCGACGCTCCTTGGGGGCAGAGGCTTCTAGTAGGACTGTTTGCCATCTACATCCGCAGAAAACGGGCATTTGCCGCGCTCTACCGATCTCCAATCGACCTTGTTAACCGGTACCGGCTCTCGGCGGCGAGAGGGTGAGAGTTCTCGGCATGTTGGGCCGAAAGGGCAGGATTGCGGTTAACAGGACGAGAGAATCGCGGCCGGCAGCGCGGCGGTGTTCGGACCAGAGGGCTTCGCAAAAGCCTTTGTCACGGCGTGATATGTGCGCGGTGATTGGCATGCGGCCGGCGCAAGAGAAAAGCCGATATCTTGCTCGATACCGGCTTGGACCTCCCCGACAAGGACTCGAACCTTGAACCTAGCGGTTAACAGCCGCTCGCTCTACCAATTGAGCTATCGGGGAACAGCAAACGCCCGCCGTAGCGGGCTAATCTATTAGCTTAA